TTTGTCTTCTCATCTTGTAGTCTATGTATTTCCTGTTGGAGTTTCCATTTTTCATCCATTACATAGAGGTGATAAGCACCAAAAGTCATAGCAACACCGGTATTCTTAAATCCAGTCCATATAATATCTTTTACTCTATCCATTTTCTGCTACATATTTATACGATTTTATTAAATCAATTTTTATCGGGAGGTGCCGGTTCTAAATGTTCATTGGTCTAAATGAGCGGCAGTCGGCGACTCGGGCGCACGGGTCTAGCCCTCTAACAAAATTTGGAGGCTCAAACCTCCCCAACCTTATAAACAACAGAATGCCCCCCTCTAAATCAAAACAGTCCGTGAAATCGTATTCAGCTCTCTTTCTTACACAAAAGGGTGAAGTAGAACTCGGAACGATTCAAGGAGATGCTACAGGGTTTACGATTGCTTCGATTCAAAATCATTACAAGAAGCGTCAAATCATAGAACTAATTGGGACATATTCTCATAAGACATATACGCTATTTCTGTTTGGGTCAACCACTGGAAAAGAGGGTGATGAAAATCAGCACCAGCTTCCTCCACCGTATGATATTGCCCGTTTCTTTATGGATATTGTTCTGATTGCTTCGAAAGACGAAGACTCTTTCTCGGCTCCAGTTCCATTTCAAATGGAAGAATATGAGACCTTCTACACCAAAAGTTTTGGAGGATATACGAGTGAGGATTCCGAAGACGACGATGTTCCAGAAGTTGAAATTGATCTAAATGACGAAGTTCCAGTAGAAGAGGGGAAGGAATTCAATGCTGAGGAAGACGGGGGTGATTCTGAAGAGGATGACGAGGAGGACGAAGATGATGCTGAGGCTGTAGACGCAGATGAAGGTGTTGTAGATCAGGTTGTTACAAAAGTAAAAGTAGTAAAGAAGAAAAAAGTCTCTGCAAAAATGGCAGCGAATTCAATCCTTACAGGAACTGCCACTGCTTATCCTGATAAGCCGGTGCTTTCTGAAGATGAGCAACTTCATGAGGAAGTAGTTGTCGAGACACCTTCGACACCTCTTATTCAAAAGAGAGTAGCGGTTCTTTCATCTCTTACGAAATTGTTCGAAAAACATCTAAGTCCGCTGGAAATTCTTCAACTAGAATCAAGTATATACAATGGTTCAATTAAACGTGCGAGAAAACAAAACATAGTTCGCTCTTGGAGTTATCCGCTCTTTGCTCACGTATACATGATGCATGCCAAACATATTGCATCGAACTTTCACCCAGATGCCTACGTAGGAAACAAAGAATTGTTTGAACGCTTCAAGAACAAAGAACTTACAATTGCTGATCTGGCAAAGATGGACATCTATGAACTACTTCCGTCCCGCTGGAAGGAACAGTTTGAGACCCAACAGGTGCGTGAGAAGAGACAGCTTGAGGGTAACCGTTCAATGGCAACAGATATCTTCCTGTGTACGAAATGCTGGAAGAGAGAGTGTACTTATTATGAGATGCAGACTCGTTCTGCTGATGAACCTATGACAATCTTTATTACATGCCTCAATTGCGGAAAACACTGGAGGCAATAATCAGGGTTCATACTATATGCAGCGTCCCGACACTGTTCTTTTAAATCAATCAGGTTCCGACCCGTTCCCATTTATAAAAAATGCTTGGAACATGTTTTCAAAAAAGGGAAAGAAGACAATTTTTATTAGTATAGGCAGTTCTAAATCAGTAATTGCCGATATGGAAATAGCAGAAACAATTGGTTGCCCCCTGATTATTGTTCCTGGTTCAAAAGCAGGTCTTGCTGGTTGGATTGAAGTAGCAGAGTGTATAAAAACACACGAGCCGGCTGTAAATCCCAAGTCCGACTTTTCAAGGGGTGCGGACGACAAATGGATCCTTCCGAAAAATCTTTGGATTGAAGCGGCTTCAATGCCCGGATGGAGACTAGCGACAAATACAAAGGCAGATAACTACTGTGTAGAAGAAATACCATTTTATGACTGGGTCAAACAACGGTGTGAAAAAATCGGCTTAACTAAGGATGAAACTCGTATAGATATTCTAAAGATTGATTTACAGGATGGGTCTGAGCGCAGTCTACTGTATGCCATGCTTGATGCCGGATTTCGTCCTTCTTTGATTACAGTAAATTGGTCAGCAAGCCCCGACACAGACCTGTCAACTCTACTAACGGCGGGTCATCTACAGAATTCCGGATATGTGCTTATTCGTAAAGAAAGCACAAAGTTTCTGTATTATTTTGTTGACTCTGATATGTATACAATTTGTAGTTGGGAAAATACTAATGTCGTAAATCCCATGGTAGATGAACTTGTGAATCAAGTAAGGTCCACTCTACAACCGGACCCGATTCTAACAGAGGAAGGACATCCTCCTTTGGTTACAGAATCATTAAATCATTGAGTCGCCAATACTCAAATGTTCCATCAGGCATAGGGCGCTTGATAATATAGGGCAGCATTCGCTGTTCGAGTTCCATCTTCGATATCTCGAAGACACTCGTTATATGTTCGGGGCGGACAATGTAGGGCGGTGCTCCCTGAGCCAACTGATTCGCACGAAATCCCAGAATTTTCGTGTATTCATATACACTTAAGAAGGGCTGGCTCTTGTGATTCGCATCTTTTTCTGATGGGGGCACCTCTTGAATCGGAATCATTGGAGTGATTTTTTCTACATAATCGAGGATGGTCTCAGGATGAAACTTATAGAGGATCTCAAGAGGGTCACCAGGATTTCCTGCGGAAGCAGGCTCGGCAGTAGGAACTACTGCTTCGCTTTCATCAATAATGGCAAATCCGTCGTATACATCGTCGCCGGCATCATCATCAGCATCCATTCTTTCTATATGAAATAAAGAAAGAATCGAACTTCAAATTTACGTGGAGCGGTAAAAAAGGGCTTATGGAACTTTGGACAAACTTATTTAGATGGAGTCCGATCTTTCAGGTAGCACGATTTTAGTGGATGAGGAGGGGTTGCTGCCAACCCCCGATCTAAAAGTATATAATACTTTCGATACAATGGGACTTCCTGATAAACTTCTACGTGGGATTTTCGCTTATGGTTATGAGCGCCCCTCTGACATTCAGACGAAGGCGATTGTTCCTATCAAGGATGGGCGCGACACGTTGGCACAGGCTCGTTCCGGAACGGGAAAGACTGCGACCTTCTGTATAGGTTCCATGTGCCGTGTGAATCCCGAGGTGAAAAAGTTACAAGTGTTAATTCTGGTTCACACGCGTGAACTCGCCCAACAGATTAAGACGGTTGCCACGGCTCTAGGAGAGTATCTGGGAATTGTGACATATTCTGCCACGGGCGGGACTCCTATACGCGAAGACCTGAAGGCGATTGAGCGCGGCGTCCACATTGTTGTAGGAACGCCTGGGCGCGTATTCGACTTGATGAATCGCCGTGCTCTAACACGCGACCACATCCGTGTTCTGATTCTCGATGAGGCGGACCAGATGTTGGAGGACCGCTTCAAGGAGCAGGTTCTCTGTATTCTCGACCTCGGATTCCCGAAGGACTGCCAGGTTGCCCTCTTCTCTGCGACCATGCCCGATTCCGTAGTAGAGATAGCAAAGGAGCTTCTCCGCAACCCTGTCCGTATTCTTGTCGCTCCCGAGGAGGTCACACTTGACGGTATCACGCAGTATTATGTGCCTCTCGAAAAGGAGGAGTGGAAGTATGATGTTTTGTGCGACTTATACAAGCAACTAACTATCAATCAGGCGCTCATTTATGTAAATAAGCGCCAGAAGGCGGAGTGGTTAGCGGAGAAGATGGTAGGAGAGGGCTTTCCTCTCTCTTTTATTCACGGAGAGATGGACCCTGAGGAGCGCACGCGTCGTATGCGCGATTTTCGTAGTGGGTCCGTGCGAATTATGATTAGCACGGATCTTTTAGCCAGAGGAATTGATATTCAACAGATTAGTTTAGTCATTAATTACGAATTACCTGTACAGCGGGAAAATTACATTCACCGTATCGGACGGTCGGGTCGGTTTGGGCGCAAGGGTGTGGCGATTAACTTAATTTCAAAAGATGAGGAGGGATTTCTGAAGGATATTGAGACTCATTATTCTACAAAGATCTCCCCCCTACCTGAGGACTTGGCGTCCATTACTCTTTGATTCTAGATACTTTCTGAATTCCGTCTGCTCCTCTATATTTTTCACTGGGTGAAAGAGACCGTTCATATGAACTGTGTCTTTGGTCCAGTTGTGTCTGAAAATAATACTCTGTAGCTCGGGTATTTGTTCTATGGTAAGCCCGTTATTGTGCGCCAGGCTGTTAAACAGGATCTCAAGGAAACAGACCGTGCGTTTTTCTTTTGCCATCTTTCCCACCAAGTCCAAAAGTCGCCGTGATATACGAGAGGCACAGACGAGGCTTCTGTAGTAGGGGCGATCCATCTTTCCTTCTCCGTCGAACCACCAATAAAATTCCGGGTCATCCTTTTCCAGCACATGTTGTTTTGTAACAAGGTCCGTAGTGGGATACTTCACATTGATTTCATCGAGAATCGTGGCTCTCGGAATAAAGACATCTTCTTCCACAAACCAGACATGTTCCGCCATGTTCTTCAAACAAAAATAATAGAGTGCCTTGTCCCAGGCGGAAGGAGTCTTGGGCACTGCGTTGTTCGTATTGAGAAATCCGCGTTTTCCACAGGTATCATCTGCGATTTTCAAAAAATACAGGGTATTCGGTGTTATGGGATGGGTCGCCGGCGCGTCGACCTCGGTTATGACTACTGCTGTATAGTTTTTCGACTTAATTTGTGTAGGAGGTGTGTATTCATTATTGTCACAGACAACATAGACTGGCTGAGTCAATGTGAATCCCAGTAGGAATTCGAGATAGTCTTCTTGTGGGCTCACGGTCAAAAAGCATACTGGATACAGCGTGGAATTCTGAAATCCTTCTGTATACGAAGCATGCGATATCAAATACAATAGTGTTAAAGCAACACATACATATAGACCAATATACAATGTTCTATATATATGTTTATACGCCATCCCCCCTATTATTTTCAGGTATTTTCTCTAAACATTTATAGCAATACTGTTTCCTATGGGAACACGCCGAGCACCGCGTCTACGACCCGCCTGAGAACCCGCCATACTTCCAATGTCATCAGAGCCCATACTCTGTATCTCAATCGCAGCGTTTACCGCCGACTGGTTCTCAGGGGCACCCTGCATGCCCGCCATTCCTTCTACAATCTCATTTCTACGCGCCTCCTCGAAAGTCTTCAGAATGTCGTCGACGCCCACGCCCGAAGGACCCTTCATCTCGCGTCGCATCGGCTGACGAGACGGCTCCATTGCCGCCACAGACTGCGGCATCTGTGCCATCGGGGGGGCGCCCTGCTGGGCACTCGATCCGAAGAACGACCCCGTATTCGGCGGCGGCTGGACGGGGGCACCTGCCTCACCGCCCATCGCCATCGACATGAAGTTACCGAATCCGGGTCCCGCCTGCTTCGCCGCCGCCGTGGCAAACTGTCTAGCCATTTCCGGATTCTGGCGGAGAATGTCATCCATAGACGGCATTCTTGCGCGCAGGAATGTATTGCTTACGTGGCACATGAAACCTGAGCCGGCAAGTGCCATCACTAGGCGTGCCTCGGGAGGCATCTTGCCACGCTCCTTGTATTTGTCGTAGAGCTCCTCGAAGATCTCGTCGAAGTCCTCGAGGTTCTCATGCACGGACTCGGACCATCCGTCGAGTTTTAACTCAAAGGGATCGAACTTGTCATTCATCCACTGTAGACCTGTCACAACACTCATCATCGCCTGGCGCTGGAATCGGAGAGAGGATTCTAAGTTACGGGCATCCATGAGACGAGAAAACTCGGTCTTGATCTCATCCAGGGTATTGTCCATTGTGTAACGGCGGCTGACCGGGAGCCCCTTCTGCTCCAGGCGCTGTAGCTTGTTCAACAGGTCAATCTTTTCCTTCTTCTCTTCTTCGGGGCTCAAACGAGGACTCTGTGCCGGGGCAAGGCTTGTAAAAGGACCCGAAGCCGTTTCGGAGTTTGAAAAGACCGAACCCTGGTTTACATCGGAGACTGACTTGGTAAACTGTATTTCTACAGGGGCAGTGGGACCACTCATGGGACCACTGTCAAAGTTGAGTGAGATCGGCTGAAGAGGTTCCGTAGAACCAATCTCAATCTCCGTAATGCCGCTGCTACCCATAGGTCCAGCAGGACCACCTCCAATATCGAATGAGACCTGTCGGGTTGATTCGGAACTCGGGCGACCACCGGCATTCGACAGCATGTTGAATCCCAGACTATCATTCGGGTCGTTCATTATACTAATACCAGGTCCATCCATCGAGCGCGCAACAGATTCCATTTCGTGAATTGTAATACCTCCACTCATTCCCTTCTTCGTTTTGGTTCGGTCTTTTTAGACGGACTCTGCGCGCGCTACGGAATGCGCGTCTAAACACATACAAAGCGTATCGCACAAATCGTTTCTTTTGTGATTTCCTGCTAGGAATTGTTTCCATCGAATTTTGTCCTTTACGGTGTTCGTTTCGAACCATTTCTCCACTCGGGTTTCGGAAGCCTTTTTACGTTCGGCATATCCCTTATCTCCGCCCGTAGACCCGCTTGTTTTTTTTCCGGCGTGAACAAATCCGATTTTTGAGGGGACTCGTTCGCGAATTGTGGCGAACAGGAGTATTTGTATAGATTTCATTGTGGGATTCTTGAATGCCGGTTGGTTTTCCAGGAGGATCCGGTTGGCGGTTCGAAAGAGTTCCGCTCGTTCCGTAACAAACTTCTGTAGCGCCGAATGAAGAACTCCCAAATCCGTTTGGGTCGCCTTCGTCGCCTTGAGAACTTCAATTGGCATCGCGCGTTTTTTCTGGAGTTCTTCCACCAGTTCGGACTTTTTCATTTTCTTTCCAGCCGGTCCGGCAATTTCTTTTAGAACTGGAAGAGCCGGAATTTTCTTGCAAATGTTTCCAGACAAATCCGTGAGAACCGGAAATTCCAGGGGGCAATGTTTCTTGCAGAGTAATTTCCCGGTAGGGTGAATTCGGTGCGTCGCCCGTTTTCCACAGGTTTCACAAAAAGATTTTTCATTTTGTTTTGCCTCCTCGGATGAAGATCCGGCAAGGAGATCATAATTTTCCCACCCCTCGACAGACCAAGATGTCTCCGATTTCTCTAGAAGACACCATGCCAGATTCCGAATACCTATATCAAATGTTAGAACTCGCTGTGGTTCTAGCATCTGCTATATTAGTGCGTTGCTTCTTAGACCGCTGCTAAGGCGCCCCGAAGACTATTTCGCCCCCCCTCATACGTTCCCGTGTAAGCAATGTTACCCTGTACCGGAACGCTCTGGGAAATCATGTAGGTTCCAAAGAGTTCAGGAACTCCTTCTAGACGCTCAGTTCCAATTCCATTCGTAAACCCAGTGTTGGTTCTCGAGCATACTGATTTTGAGCACTGTACTACCGAGGTAGGTGGAGGAACCACTGTGGGATCTAGGGGGAAGCTGGATCCCATACGTTTTGCTATTACTGTCCGATCCATATCAATAATCTTATCAGCATTACGTTGCATCCAGCGAACCGTCGGATACTGTTTACCGGCAGGTATGTTGCTTTCACAGTGAGGCTGATAATTTGTCACCAGACGTGCGTCTTCCATTGGTGCCGGCCATCCAGGGAATCGGCTGTCGGGGGCAGGAACATTTTGGTTGAGTGCCACGGTGCGAATATCAACAGGCTGTGAAGATCTGTAGAAATTAGGGTTTGTTGCCAGTCGAAACATTTTTGAATCCATTCTCCTATCTTCTCTATAAATGGAAGTTTACTCAACAGGTGCGCCCACGCTATTAGTAGAGTCTGCTTCCACTGATAGAGGAGCACCTCCATCCTTACCTACTTCAACCGTCGCAGAAGCATTCTTCTCACTTTCTCGCAACAGATTTATTATCGTCGACTTGTTCATTCTTTTCGTGACTCGGATGGACTTCTTCTCGGCAGCAGCGGCAACCTCATCGCGGCTCATAGAGTCGTAATCAGGAACCACCTCATTTGTTGCGTGCTTGGGAGCATCATCTTCCTCAGCAAGAGCCGCAGGAGCAGTAGCCGCCGAAGACTCAATCACGGAATTGTAGAACTCCTTTTCATCATTGATCTCCTCCGAATCATCTGTTTCCAGGGGCTCGGGGGCTTTTACGGGCATCGGCGCGAAGGGAGGGGTTCTTCTCTCCATTTCCTGTTTCATTCGAAGGTCAATCAGAATCGACTCAATATAATTCAGTTTACGATCGACATACATGATTCTTGAATAAAAATAGAGTCCCATCGCTCCAATCAATAGTAGAAGAACCGCCGCAAGAAACAGAGTTTCGCTCATCCTATTAAGTTCTCCTTCTTTACGTGTTTTTCAGACCGGGACTTTCCCGCGCACAATCCAAACCGTTTCCATATAGATTTTACACTGCTGACCCTACACACACCGGGTTTTACGTCATATAGAAATTTTAGACCGTTCTTTTTATTTTCTGCGGAACAACATATGCGTTTCACAGAGGGTGGGGCAGACTCAACTAATTCAAATACGTGTGTGCTAACTATACTGGCAATGAATGGACGTGTCCAGAGTTCCTTTAAGAATATTTCTGCTGTCCGAATTCCGTCGGGAGGATTGGTGGAATGAAACAATTCGTCATATAAGATAATTCCTAGACCCTCTTGCTCTCCGCGCTTCAAAATATTCGCAGCAAAGAAAACTTCAGATTCGAACATGGAGAGATTTCCAGGATTGTCCTGTAGGCAGAGTCCCGAAGAAATCCAAGAAAGTTTCTGAATTGTGAAACTTTCGGCGGGGGCTACACCATACGAATGAGAGAGAAGGACGCACTGTAGGACACCGCGCAAAAACGATGATTTTCCTCCGCCATTCGGACCCGTGAGAACCGCGTGGTGAGAATCGCTCGTAAAAGATAAATTCGAGGGTATTCCCTTTGATCCAAGTGAAATATCGACAAGGTTCTTTCCATGAAGTATAGGAGATTTCTGATCAGTGAGCATTTCTACAGGGTGAAGAATGGGGGAACGAGCAATTCTGTAGAGGATTTCGAATTCAGCAATTTCCTGAAGAGTAATTTTAAACCGCTCAGGCTGTTCAATTAATTGGTGTATCGCAGTTCGAAGATCCGAATCGAGCCCCTTCAGAGAATCCCTATACTGGAAGCGGAGCCCCAGCCCTCCGAATTTATCCTGTAACCCGTCATAAATTTCCCGTAACCTCAGAACACGTTTTCCATTTTCTAGAATCTTTCTGTCGATACGATACAGGTGGCGCGCAGTTTCAATCGGCTGTATAAGTGATTGTGCGAAAGAGAATACCATAAAGGCGCCCTGTAGAATACTCCGCGTGGAAAACAGGTCGGCATTTGAAACTTTCAACGGAGCGTTAGCCGCTGTTGCGAGTTGTATAGGACTTCCAGACCAGAGCATTTTCATAATTTCTCCATACTGACCCGTAGAAATTGGTAACTTATACATGAATTTCAAAAAGATATAGGGAATTATCCATGCTATAAAAGGGAGCACAATTGCCATGGCAGGAACAATCCATACTTTGAAAATGGAGAGTCCCAGAAGAAAATACGGTAAATAATTCAGGGGGCGGAAGTACTCATCTTGAAAGGAGAGTTGTGAAAGTGCCTCCTCCTGTAATTCCTTCAGATCTTCCGATTCGGGTGAAAGAAAGAGATCCAGATTCTTTTCTATCTCCTCGACCTCTTTAAAAGTGTCCTCAAGAGAAATCTCCGAAAATGCTTGAATTGCTCTTGTTCGCATGGTATATCCGCTTTCAGAAAGATTTAGTGCATGTTCTAAGGAATCGTCCAAAAT